TAGAGGTCACGCCCATAAGAGAGTCTTACACCATCACCAAGACCGTTCCCCTTGAGCCCGCGACCGAGTCCACGTACTACTTTAACGGCGAGGCTGTAATTCGAAAAAAAAAGTTCCGCAAATATAAGCAATATAAAAACGGCAAGACCGTCTATTTCAAGGAGTTCGGCGACCCCCGCGTAATGGACGCCAAGACCGGAGAATACACGGATAGCCCCCAACTGGAAGCCAACGAAATCCTTGAGTTCGCGATAGGCAGCACAGACTACGGCAAAGTCCGCTGGATCGGTCAGATCATGGGCGTGGACGGAAGCCGGAAAGCCGAATTTCTTAACAACAATTACTTCGAGAACGGGCGCCATATCCCGTTGGCTGTTATTGTGTCCGGAGGCACTTTGACCGAGGAAAGCCATACAAAACTCAAGGAATACATGGCCGGCATAAAGGGCGAGGCTGGCCAGCATGCCTTTCTGATCCTCGAGGTCGAGGATACGGGGAACAAGGCAGACTTCGAGGTAGATAAAAAACCGGCCGTCGAGCTGAAGGATCTGGCCGGCATACTGCAAAAAGACGAGCTCTTCCAGGAATACCTTGAGAACAATCGCAAGCGCGTGCAGTCGGCCTTTCGTCTCCCGGACCTCTATACCGGCTACACGACGGACTTTAACCGTGCCACCGCGCAGACGGCCATGGAAGTCACAGAGAAGCAGGTGTTCCAGCCTGAGCGGGAAAACCTCGCTTGGGTTATCAATAACAAGCTGCTCAATGGGTACCGGTTCAAGTATGTCGAGGTGTATTTCAAGGAGCCTGACATAACCAACCCGGATGATCTGGCAAAGATGCTCGCTATCACCGAGCGCTCCGGCGGCCTGACGCCCAATATGGCCAAACGTATCACCTATGAGACCATGGGCTGGGATACCGCCGAAGACTATGCTGAGGATTGGGGCAATACGCCGATTGCCGTCAGCCGGACACAGCCCGGTATGTCGCTGCCGAACCTCGCCGGCCAGCTGGACGCGGCCATCCAGAAGGCAGCGGCTGCCAAGGACGAAGACGTTGTTGTGGTCATGAAAGAGGTCAAACGATTGCTCGAGAGCAGAGAGAGGCAGAAGCGGGGGGATGCGTAATGTGCAACTGCGTCCCCCTGCTGGAAGCCATCGAACGGTACCTGCAGAAGGCCGACGACGACCTTGCTGACACCCTCGGCGCAGAGGGCTATCTTTTGCCTGAGCTTACGGTCGAAGACATCAACGCCATAGAAGATGAATTGGCGGAAATCCTGGAGGAACAGCGCTCGGAGCTGCTCTGGCAGATCGAGCATCATGGGATTCAAGCTGCGTTGGACGGAGTTCTTCCCGACTTCCTAGCCGATGAAAGGGTCGCGGCGCTTTTCGCCGAGAAGCTTGAAAGCATCATGAGTGAGCTGATCGATGCCTATATCAAAAGCATTGACAAGGAGCTGGTGTTTAACACATTTACCGACCGCACTACCGACTGGATCCGGTCGTGGAGCGAGGAACTCGGGCAAATCATGCAGCTTTCATCCCACGATGATATGGAGAACATCCTGACCTCCGCGCTCGAGGAAGGGAAAAGCGTTGCCGATGTAACTGACCAGTTAATGGACAGCTACACCTTTTCCCGGAAGCGCGCGCGGCGGACGGCCATCACCGAGCTGCTGACGGCCCACAGCGCCGCGGCGCATGAGGCCTACCGTCAGAGCCCGGCGGTCGAGGGAAAGATGTGGCGCCATACTGGTGCGCACAAAAACACGCCCCGCCTCAATCATATGGCCATCGACGGCCAGACGGTCCCAAAAGACAAACCCTTCGAGCTGATCGGCGCAGATGGTTCTCCCCACTCCCCTATGTACCCGCGCGATCCCATCCTGCCGCCGGCCGAGCGAGTAAACTGCCACTGCATAACCCAGCCGGTCGTGGACGAATCGATCCTCGGCATGTCGCTCGAGGAGCGCCGGCGCCTGCAGCAGGAGGCCATCGATGCCGACAACGGCGAATGGGAAAAGGAGCTGGACGCCCGGAATAAGGCCCGGGCAGGCATCGACGAGAACACGGTCACACTCGACTGGTTCAGACAGAAGGACAAAGCCGGGCAGATCAAGTATATCGGCGGGAAAGCGAAGTGGGCTTTGCACGAAGCCGGGCTGGTCACCGACGACGCCATGCTGAAAAAAATCAAGACCACCACTTTAAAAGACCTGGCAGACGATGGTATAATTACCGTTACAGCAACAAGGGTCAAACATTCTGCCCTTGGCGAGTATAAAGGCCCTTCCAAAAAGTATCCAAACGGCAGAATGATAAAGGGCGGGCATGCGCAGGCCGCTATGGATGAATGCGATGCAAGAGGTATTGAATATTCCGTTTCATATACCTATGCAAACGGCGTACGCGTCGGGAGTGTTCCGAGCAGCAGGTCGCATATAAAGCGGAACGGGGGCCAGTCCTGGTTCCCGGCCGATTGGGAAGAAGATGATGTATGGGTAGCCGGCACCTACGTGGCAAATAGTCCCGGAGATGTGTCTGCACTCAAAACAAAAGACGGAGCTGTATCGGGCCATAAGGTATTCCAAGAATATAGAGGGATACGCGTGGGTATAATTATTGACTTGAATGGACAGGTCACGACTATATTCCCAGACGTTTCCCAATAAAAGGCAGGTGAAAACAGTGGCAAACATGGATATAGAAGAAGTCAAAGGTCTTCTGGAATGGGCAAAGACGTCTGATCCTAATTATCCGTGGATGGAGCGGGATTTTTACGATCCGCTGCTGATAGCCCTCGGGGACGATGAGGAAGAAGTAATCCGATTCATCAAAGACGCTGACGAAAACGCGCAGCTTTGGCTCTCAGACATCATCGAGGAGCTGCAGGATAAATTCCCGAGCGAAGAGATGAAAGCCGTACTGGATGAACTGGAAGAAAAAACATCGCCATAAACCCCGCTTAAAAAACGAGCGGGGTTTTTCTATGCAACCGTTTATCGGTTGCTTTTTCTATGCCCCGAAGGAGGTGATTCGCTCGTGAAGAGCCGTTGCCACACGCACCTAATATACACGAAAGGGGGTGATCCCCATATCTCGCAGAGCGTTGCGACAAACGCTCAATTATGAGAGGAGGTGAGCGATATGCAGATAGAAAAGGCCTATGAAATAACCGACGCGAAGATCCAATTCGTCTCGCTGGTGGATAAAGCAGCCAACAAAAGGCAGTTCCTCATTACCAAAGCTGAGAAAGGGCAGGCGCAATTCACCACTTACGGGCGGATAATCAAGGTCGACGCAGCCACCCACCACGTCACCGGCATTGTCTATGAGCCGTTCGAAGAGGACACGCAGGGTGATTTCATGACCCCGGCAGAGATCGAGAAAGCAGCCTATTGGTTTGCTAAGAACGGCGACAAGATCGACCTTATGCATAACTTCGAGGCGCTGAAGAGCGTGGCCGTGGTCGAAAACTGGGTGACCAAATCCGAGGAGACCATCGCCGGTGAGAAACTCAAAAAGGGAACGTGGCTTATCACTGTCGAGATCGAGGACGACGCCATCTGGGAGAAGATCGAGAAGGGCGAGATCACCGGGTTTTCTATGGGTGGCTTCGGGACCCATCACGAAGAAGATGTCCCGCTGGACGGCCTGGAAAAAGGCGCCCACAATGCCCCCGGCACCACCGAGGAGAAAAAAAGCATCTTCAAGAAACTGGCTGGGCTGCTTGGCATTGATGTCGTGGAAAAGGGCGAAATGGCCGACGAGTACCAGCGGCGGCAGAAGAGCTCCGGGTTTTGGAACGCAGTCGATACCCTTACGGCTCTGCTCAGCGGCGGGCATTGGGACTACACCGTGGACCGCTATGTATACGACTTCGAGAGCAACGAGGAGCGCATCCGTGAGGCCCTTGAGGACTTCAACACCATCGTGACCAGTGTCCTGACCGAGGGCAATATCGCCAAGATGCTGGCCGCTGCCCCGCCCGACACTCCCATACAGAAAGCCGGAAGGAAGATGTCCGGAAAGAACAAGCAGAAGCTCGACGAGATACGCAATGCGCTCGAGACTTTTGCAAAGGAATTTGAAGAAAACGATGAAGAGGAGGAAAACGAGGTGAACAAGGAAGACATCCAGAAGATGATCGACGAGGCAATCGCAAAGATGGCACCGAAACCGGCCGACACGCCCCCCGCTGCGGGCGCCAGCGAAAACGGTGGTCTTACCATCGAAACCGTCGAGAAAGCGGTCGAGGCAACCATACAGAAGCTGCTGAAGCCCGAACCCGAGGAGCTGACCCCGGAGAACTTGGAGGCCACCATCGAAAAGGTGGTCCAGAAGGCAATGGAGCCGATCCTGAAGGCCCGCGGTCTCGCCACCAACCTCAACGACGACGGCAACCCTGTGCATAAGTCGGAGGACGACCACTATCTCAAAGGATACCTGTAATCGAACAAAAACTGAATCAAGGAGGTAACCATGAAAACCAATCGCCAGATCGTTAAGGATGCAGCGCTGACTACTGGGGGCGTGACTGCGGGACTGCTCAGTCCTGAGCAGTCAAGGAAGTTCATAATGCATACATTCGAGGCCACCCCTCTCGGCCCTCTCGTCCGGACCGAGATACGCACGGCGAAAACCGGCGAGATCGATAAGATCGGGATCAACAGCCGTATCCTTCGCGCGAAAATCGAGAATACGGACGATAACTATCGCGCCAAGCCCACCTTTGGCAAACTGTTGTATGCCACCAAAGCCGTGCGCCTACCCTGGGAGATAACAGAAGAAACCCTGCGGGAAAACATCGAAGGCGAGAGCCTTGAGGACAAAATCGAAAAGCTCATGACCACACAGGTCGGCGTCGATACGGAGGACCTCTGCCTGAATGGTGACGAAGCCACACCCGAGGCCGATCCCGACTACGACTTCCTCAAAATCAACGACGGCTGGGTAAAGCAGCTCGAGGCCGGCGCCCATGTCGAGGACCGCTCGACCAAAAATGCTGGCGCCATGTCCATCGATGTTTACTACGATACCCTTAAGCAGATACCCAACAAGTACAACAACGGCAAGCTGCGCTGGCTGATGAGCCCCAAGCGCAAGCAGGAATGGGAGAAGTATCTGCTCGACCAGATCATCACCAACGGAGGCGCGGTGCCCGAAGGCGTCTACACCTCCCCCGCAGCCATACCCGCCATCGAGGTCCCGGCCCTTTCCGACAGCAAAATCATCCTTACCGATCCGAAGAACCTCATCAAAGTATACACCTACTCCATGCGGATCCGGAAGACGACCGAGGGCAAAGAAGCGATCATGCAGGATAAGCGCTTCTACGTGGTGCACTTTGACTTTGATGCCATCATCGAGGAGCTGGACGCGGCCGCTGTCGCAACCGGCCTTGCCGCCATCTAAGGGGGTGGCCGGGTGTACACGCTCAAGCTGATCAAGGGGCTTTCCTACTCTGGCGTCGTGAAAGCATCACAAAAACACCCTTACGTTCAGACTGAAGACGAGGCAACGGCCAATGAAGCTGTTGCCTCGGGCTATTTCGAGCTCGTTGGTGGCCTGCCGGAGCCCGAGCCGCCTCCGGATGATGATGTGCCCGACTATGCGGAGCTGGCCAGCATGACCAAAGCGGAGCTCGAAGCATATGCCAAAGCCGAGGAAATCGACCTGGCAGGTGCAAAGACCAAGGCCGACATCCTGCAGGCCATCAGCGCCAGCTATGGTGGCAGCTATACTATAATGGAGCTGCAGGCCGAGTAAACCCAAACCAGAAAAGGAGGAAAACCGTTCATGAAACTCGACAACATATTCAACGAGGGGGCTTGCGGAATCGAGCAGGCCCTTTATCTTGGCGAAATCGACTTTGACACGGAAGACGTGGCCACAGGTGTCGTGCTGAAGAACAAGCTCCCTAAGGGCTTCATCCTCACACGCGCGGTCTGTGTCGTCAACGAGGTGTTCAACGGCGGGACTACCAATGTGGTGGTGCTTGGCACAGAAGCCGACGACGATGCTTTCCTGGCTGCCGCCGACATTGCCGAAGATGCGGTCGGCGTGAACGTCAAGAACCATTGGAAACCCGTCGGCTCCGCCGATGTCCCCGTCGTCGCGAAATACACCCAGACCGGCACTGCGGCGACAACTGGCAGGGCCGAGTTCTACGCCTATCTGATGAAGCTGCCGGGGTGATGAGCCATGGCAACAAGGCCCTGGATTACCCCCGCTGAGGTAAAAGATTACACGACATACGACAAGGTCTCCGCCCGCACTGATGCCAAGATGCTTCACGACATCACACGGGCGGAGAGCTACCTTATCGATCGGTTCGGGAACGACTTCTCGGACGCGGCGAAGTTCCCATCCATACCGCCCGACGTGAAGCTGGCCGCCATCCTGGTGACAGAGGTATACTCATACAACGCCATGCTGGATCCCGAGAAATCGAACGTAAAGAGCGAAACCTTCGACGACTACACCTATACCCGCTCCGGCGATGGCAGCCTCTCGGTGGACGTTCTGGACCTTGAGCCGCTCATGCATAACTACGCAATTCAAAAGCCCGAAGGCAAAACCTTCATGCGAATGACGGCAATATAGGCGGTGAGGCCATGATTGAGGATTTTTTTGACCACGTCTGCGACATCTATTTCCCGCAAGCGGATTTTGATGCGATGAACTACGGAGTGCCCGCCCGGAAGACGATCCAGTACCCAGCTACTCCCAGCCTCGCCGCCGTCCCCTGCCATTTCTCGGTGCGGAGCCAGTCGCAGTCTTTCGAGCAGTCTGCCCCGATAAACGCCAAGCGATATGACGGCAAGCTCACCCTGCCGGCCGGCACCGCCATCCCCCAGAGCTGCAAGATCGTGGACGTGACGCCCGGCGGCATATCGGAAGAGTACACCGGCAAAAGGCCGCTGAACATCCGTGGCCACCACGTAACCGTCGAGCTCTATCGCCGGTCGGAACAGGAGCCGATGTGATATGGCCAAAGACGACGGATTATTCACGATCGATGACTTTCAAATCATAGCCTTTTATAGGGAGCTGCAGCGGTATGGGAAAAGCAACGCGTTCAGGAAGGAATGTGCGAAGTTCCTTGAGGCGTGCGGCCTTGACCTGCTACGGATCGTAGGCGACGAGATCATCCGGCGCGAGGTCGTCGACACCCGCCTGCTGCTCGCTTCATTCACCAAGGGGAACAAGAACAACGTCTGGGAAGCGTCCCACGATGGCCTGACGCTCACGGTCGGCACCAACGTCGAGTATGCGTCCTACGTGAACGATGGCCACTGGACCAACCCGAAGGGCGTCTACGTCCGATGGGTTCCGGGTTACTGGCAGGGCAACATCGGACCCGGCGGAATGAACTCGAGATTCGTGTATGACCCCGGCGCAAAGACCGGAATGCTGCTGAAGCAGCACTGGGTGGAAGGTAAGCACTACTGGGAAGCGGCCATAAGGATATTCGATTCCATATTCCCGAAAATCCTTATGCGGAAGATGCAAGAATGGATGGCAACGTTTGCACAACAGGCGAAGAAGGGGGCGACGTGATGTTTCTCAGCATGGAATACGCGGCCATCATCAAGACGCTTATCACGCTCACCGCCATCCCTGTTGACCATGTCTACTACGATAACCAGCAGGAAGGCTTCCAGTTCCCGGCCCTCTACTTCCCCCCTGTAGAGCTCGATACGTTCGGGCACTCCCTCGGGGCCTACAGAGCGACCAACACCGCATTTGTCAAAGTGTTCGCCGAGAACGACCAAGACGCCATGGAATACGGGCAGAAGATTGTCCATGGGATTAAGGGAAAGAAGAACCAAATCAAAGAGGTCGATGAAGACGGCGCCTATACCGAAAAAACCTTCCGGATATCCGACCCCCTGCTCCGGCTTATCGACAATGGCGCCGCGCAGATCCAGCTGGTATGGAACCCGGTCTATGACTACGACCGTGAGACCGGCAATCCGTTCAACACAATAGAAATCGAGACGATCCTGAAAGGAGGATGATCTATGTACGTGAAAAAGGCGCTGCAGCCCTCTGCCTCCGAAAGAACACCGGCAGAGGCGAACCAGCCGGAAGCAGCGGCCGAGAACCAGACGGCCCCTGCGGAAGCCTCAGGAAAAGCTGCCGAGGAACAGTCGCAGTCCGGCGCGCCCCCGGCCGTCAATCCGGAAGAAAAAGGCTTCAAGTATGAGGTCCTGCGTGACCAGTGCATGAAGCTGTTTGGGGTTACAAAATCAACCTTTGCTGGCGCCGTCAAGAACCATGGCGGCCAGTTCAAAATATCGGAGGTCCAGAGACAAATCAACGAATGGTTACAGAAGGAGGTTAGATAGCATATGGCTGGCGGAAACTTCGACCCCGTGCTCGGCCAGGTCCGGCCGGGCACATACATCAACGTGCGGCCCCTCACCCCCGCGCAGGTGCCCAACAACGCGAGGGGCGTGGTAATCGTGCCCATCGTAGCGGCCGACTACGGTCCGGTGGGTACCTTTATATCGGTGACATCCTCGAACCTTGCGGCGCTGGAGACCACTTTCGGCCCCAACTTCCTGAACCGCGCACCCTTCAGGGGCGTTCGGGAAGCATTGAAAAAAGCGTCCGAGGTGCTGGCTTACAGACCGACATTGGGCGTGCAGGCCCAGACAGTGAGCGGGAACCTGACGGTAAAGGCCAAGTACACCGGCGAGCTGGGCAACGAAATGCGGCTGGTAATCCTTGAGACATCGACGGGTGTCTTCACTGTGCAGGTTTTCCTCGGGACCAGCAAGATCTATGAAGCCGAGGGGATGGCCAACGTAGCGGACCTTCCCGCTTCCGACTGGGTGGAATTCTCCGGCACCGGTGCGCTGGCCGCTGTGGCCGGGAGCAACCTCGCCGGCGGCGGCAACGGCACGCAGGTCAACGCTGATATAACGGCGTTCCTCGATGCCTCGGAAATGATGGCGTTCAATACGCTCGCATTCCCGTTCACGGATACCGACCTGCAGGCAGCGGCGCTTTCAAAGGTCCGGTCCTTCCGTGAGGAAATGGGCAAGTACGTTCGTTTCGTCTGCCCGAACTTCGACGCCGACTATATCGGCATCATCAACGTGACCAACGGCGTGGTCCTCGAGGACGGCACGACCCTCTCGGCATCGGATTGCTGCGCTTGGGTTGCCGCCGCTGACGCCGCCGCGGACATCATGGCCACCAACACATACCTCCGTTACGATGGCGCGGTGAACGTGAACGGCCGCAAGACCCACGAGGAAAGCGTGGCGGCCATCCAGAACGGCGAGCTTTTCTTCGCGCTGTTCAACGGCGAAGTCGTGGTGGAGTACGACATCAACAGCCTGGTCACTCAGACCGAGAACCTGTCAGCGGCATTCAAAGACAACACGGTGCTTCGCACCCTCGACGGCATTTGCCAGCGGATCCAGACCGAGTTCCGACCCGGCAGGTTCAGGAACACGGCCGTCGGGCGTATCGCAGCG